TTAGGTCTTGTAGATGATCCCGTATAAATAATAGTTGGGCATCATTAAGCTGCATTAAATCCTTGGATTTTGTTTTCATAATCTCATGTATTAAGTTCATATATTCAACTCCCTGTTGGTTAAACTATTATTTAAGGTTATCATTAAAAAAGATATTAGTCAATGACATTCTCGCTTAATAATATATGTTGAAATAGTATTCATATTGCAGTATGTTAAGAAAATATTATCAACAAACAACGGAGAATATTTTGGCATATTATGAATTTAAGTTTTGCCCAGCCTATATTAGCATAACAAAAACACTGCATCAGGCGGTGTTGCTTTCTTATCTTGTGGCATTACACAAAACAAAAGATTCTAAAGAATTTGCGTACATGGATGAAGTTTTCATAAAATACTTAAATTTTAAAATTGGAGTTTTAACGCATTCCAAGAAATCTTTAAAATACCTTGGGTTTATTAATGTTAGAATAGCCGGAAAACCCGCTAGATGCCATTACACCATCAACATGGATAAAATTAACCAAGCTTTGGAAGAAATGAAGTGATAAAATTTAAAAGTAAAACTCTAAATGAGGTAGGGGACAATGTTCTTAGATCTTATTTAGACGGAAATAAAAATAGTGGTTTTCTTGATTCAGATGAAATGAGATGTACATGTGTAGCAGAGGCGGCAGAGGAATTAATGAAATCTGATGAAGTTGTATTTGTTTTTTTGTGTGAATTACTAAAAGAAATGCTCGATAGCCATATGGACAACACACAAAACAAAACGGTGAATTAGGAGAAGAGAATGAACAATGATAAATACAAACATCACGTATTTTTAGATGACCAGAATTTTACCAGAGTGGCTGTAAATCACTTAGAGGAATTCAAGGGGTTTCTTGATAAAACTATTGGTAAGGAATACTTAGGTTATCGCTTTGGGAAAGATTTACATTTTAAATGCGATAGTGATAAGGATAAAGTGCTTGGAGTTCTTTATAATAGAAAACAAGAACCAGAATCGGTTGTATGTTTTATAACAGAAGAAGCCGGAGAAAAGGTAACCCTTATCGAAAACAACATTCTTATTAAGTTTATAAAATATAGAAGCATGAAAACTGAAACGCCTTCTAAAAATGATTGCAAAAGTTAAAAAGGAAGCGTAGAAATAAAAAGACCTCGGAATGAACCAAGGTCTTTTAAAAAAACATCCATCCGGCGAAGTTTGGATCTTAAAGGGTTCCTGTTAAGGAGCCTTAAATATAAGTGCAATATAACATATAAAATAAAGATTGCAACTATAAATTAAGATTCTTAACAGGATATGGAACACAAAAAGGAGAATTAAATGCAAAACAAGCTATTATCAATAACACGCGGATCAATACCCTACATAAAAGAACTAAGGCCTTATGCCGGCAGTCTAACGTCCTGTATTTTAATGCAACAGCTTGACTATTGGTTTGATAAAAAACCAGATAATTTTTATAAGTTCAAAGAACCATGTGGACATGAAATGTATGTTGAAGGGGATAGCTGGTGTGAAGAATTGGGCTTTTCTGCCGAAGAGTTTGACCAGGCTTTTTCAAAAATAGGAATAAAACATAAAACCAAGACGCAATTTCTTCAGGCGAAAGATAAATTCCAAGGTAAGTTTTATGCATCCTACACAGAAAAGACTAGTCACCTAACCTATTACTTTAGAAACGATGAATTGGTAGACAGTATTCTATACGAAATCTTAACAAAACCTAGCCCCAAAGCCAATCTTACGGTAAACCGGGAAAGTCGGTTTACAGAGACCGAGAAAGTCGGTTTACGGACGCCGGGAAAGTCGGTTTCGTTATATAGAACAGATACTACTACAGATACTACTTCAGAGAGAGAGGCGCGCGCGCATAAAATTTCTCTGGATAGGAATAAGGAGTTTGAATCTGGATCAAACCCACTTACAGAAGACTCACGGTTGACCATAGAGCGAGAAAAGCTCATTTTGAGCAGAGGAATACACAAATCCCAAGTTAAGCGAGTCTGGAGTGAATTTAAGGACCACCACATTGCCAAGGGGGATAGTATGGTAAATTGGGATGCTGCACTGTCCAAATGGTGTCACCTTTGCCGTGAGTACAGCAAATGGGCTTTTGAACCATCTGATTCCATGAATGAGCCAGAAAAGAAACCACGGCCAGATTTTAAGGGGGAAACTTTTACAGAACGTATGTTGGAGGGTATGTATAACAAGGTAGGAGAAAATATTTATCATACATGGATTGAAAATCTTACGTTTGAGTATTCGGAAGAGTGCAAAATTGACGTAACGGCTTCCAGTAAATTTATTGCTGAACGGCTTGCTCGGGATAATATAGATGACCAAATATTATCGGTTGCAGATGATATTGGCATAAGTGCAACAGAGGTTCTTTTTGGTTGGCGTCATGAATAAATCCATGTTGGATATATACCATCAACTATTGATGCCACCGCGTGCCTGCATGAATCCTAAGAGGCCAGAGGACCAAATCTGTGTGAAGTTAGCCAATGCATTACGAGGATGGACGGTAGAAAATAAATTAAATGCTGTGTGGTTCCCTGTATTTCAGGAAGTAACATATACCAGCCATGAAAAGAAAATTGGGCCAGATGGGAAACCAACGTTCATTCGAAAATTCAGTCATAAAGATAATTTGATAAAGGCGATGGGTAAATACCCTGGAGTATCTGATTATATTTTTGGTAATGGTGAGGGAATGTATTGTTTGGAAATGAAAACAAAGACGGGGGTATTAACAGATAATCAGAAGGCATTTAGATCTTGGTGTGAGCTTAAGGGGGCAAAATATGTTGTCGCTAAAAGCTTTGAGGAAGCAGAAGCACAACTTAGGGAATGGGGAATATTAAAATGAGGCCACCATGGCCCCATTCCAGATACTAAAATAATTAGTAATTATATCATATAAACACAAGTAATTAAGCATATGTTTATTATTCTTTTAATACCCTTAGTTTTCTTTGTAGAACTTTTATTCGTCCTTCAATTCCGCCAATATCTGAATACATATCGTCCACTGATCTAGATATTAATAATTTAGGTAACATTGCCAGACTATCTTTGAAGTTCATGCTTGGCCTAAAACAGAAATGACGTTTTGCCATTTCTTTTCCCATAGTCTTGAGAGCATAAAATTCGTATAATGTTGACAGTTCTTTATCTAGTTCTGCTACGGCACTATATTTTCCGGGATTTTGTTTAAATAAAGCATATTCTGATATGAAAGCTTTAGCCGCATCCTTATCGTGAATATGTATTGATCTTAAAACTGGATCTTCAGTAATACAGGAGGAAGATTCAGTGGCGATAGATGCTTGGGAATGTCTAATGCTTGTATCTGGAATTTCGGACGCAGAATAAGATAATGCAGGCAACATAAGTAATGGTAAAATTAGTTTCTTCATGTGTATTTTCCTTTTTATTTTAAATATTTTTCGTAATAAGCTGCTCCTAATACGTCCTTTAAGGCTGGGTTATTTTTATTAGCAGTAATTAATGCCATGACTGTATCTTCTACAAATTCGCTACGAGGTATCCCTCTTAATTTGCTTAATAGATCTAAGCTATCAATTGTCTTTGGGGAGACGCGCACATGTAGACCTAATGATTTAATCATTTTAGACATTAATTTTTATCCTCATACATCTTTATTAACAAAAAAAACAACAGATGTAAATTTTTTTATTGACATTGTGTAAACAATTTGACACAGTGAAAACGTGTAAACAACTTTACACAAAAGAGTCAACACGAACAAGAGGAAAAATAAAATGAATTTTGAATTTTTAAGAAGCAATGTTTTTGTAGAAGTGAGCCAAAGCAATTATTTGGAAACATTAGATTACATTAAATACTATGGCTTTAATTCAGACGCAAGCCAGCACTACGATGCAGAAAGTCACGAGATTTATTATACACGTGAGCTTACAAAAGAAAGGTGGAATGAACTTTGTGGAGATATGCCAGAAAATAGTAATAGAGTTATTGGGTATAAGGCCGATGAAACGCTTGTTTTTAAATTATCAAACGAACTTTATAGTGGTGGTATGGATTCTATAAAGGGTCCAAAATTAATGGCTACACCCAATGGAAGTGGTCAAAGATATTATCTTTTGAATTTAATTGTTGGTTTGCCTATGGAACATGACTCTTTAAATGAAGAGGTGTACCATGCAGCCGCCTAGAATTGTCCTATATGGACCCAGTAAGATTGGTATTAGTACTTTTTGCTCTAAGATCCCTGATGTGTATTTTTTGGATGTTGGTAGAACTATAGGGCATTTAAGCCCTAATGGACAAAGATGTAGTTTATATAAGGGATGTGAATCCGAGGATGGCGTAGAAGAGATTGTTAGTAAAATTAAATCTAGAGAGATTTATTGTAAGACATTGGTTATTGATAATCTTTATGGACTAGAAAAGATTATAATGAATGCCGTGTTTGCAGACGAGCAGGAGAAAAAGAGTCCTGGAATACAATATTTTGATGATATACCCTATGGAAGGGGTCCTGGAATGGTTATAGAGAAGTTTTCAAACTTTTTATCTACTTTGGATGGCCTTGTTTCAGATGGAATAGGTATCGTTATAACAGCTCAAGAGTTTATTGAGCAAAGAAATATGGCTCATGGTCCCGTTACATTCTCTAGGCCTAATATGATTACAAAGGCAACGAAGGCTCAAACAATATCGGAAGAGGCATATACTGTCTTAACCAATTGGGCGGACTGTACCTTGTATGCATCTTTGGAGAATCAAGTAAGCGGACAATTTTTTGCTAGTAAAAACTATGATACGTTAAACAAGGATCCTCAAGATAGGTGTATATACACAGAGAGAAGGCCATCATTTGAGGCCGGTAATAGGTATGGATTGCCATACAAATTGCCATTTGAGTGGGAACAATTGAACGAAGGAATACAAAATTACTTTATCAAAAAGCGAAACACGAACAATAACAACACTTTGGAAGAAAAAGATGAAAAATATATTGATTAAATATGAATTAAATGCTAAGCATAAAGAAAGCCTAGAATTACAGTATTTTGAAGCATTGCAGGCTTGTAAATTAGGTAAAAGCGAATTTAAGCTGATATGTACAAAACAGTTTAGCGATTTTGTAAAATGGGCAGACGATAGAGCTTGTAAAAGCATAGAGTCTGTAGATGGAGTTAAGAAAATAGTTAGGGTTAGTAATTTGAGATTAGCGGAAGAATCTTTTGAGGATTTTAAGCTTATTTATAGAGTATGTGATGGTGAAACAGCAGAGGAGATATTTAAAGATCCAGTGTTGTTAGCTTACCACAACAAAGATGGAATATTTTTTAACGTAGTGGAGATTTATTGATGGGTATTAAGTTGTCTGAAATTTTTAATGAATATAGAAAAACATTTGATATTGGGCTTCCGTCTGAGGATCGTTTAAAGAAGGTTGGCCGTATGTTTTTTTATAAATATCTAAAAAGTTTAGAAGGGGATACGGATAATGCTATCTATATTAAAAAGCCATCCAAAATATCCATGATAAAAATTTTTAAGGTTAATAATAGATTTAGGGGAATAAAAATAAAGGAAAAAGGTTTCTTTAAGTTTTTTAAATATTATATTGTGGGAGAATAGAAAATGGCATTAGCAAATTTTAGTGGGATAGCCTCAATTCCGGTTAATTCAAATACGGCAGAACGTGATTTATTAGAAGAGGGTAGTTATGTTGCAACTATATTTAGATATAAGGATACATCAAACCCAAAGTCTGGACTTGGATTTCAGTTAACTTTAGGGGTTAATAGACCTGGAGAAGGATTTATATTTGTTAAAGATTTTATAGGTTTGCATAAAGATAATAAATATCAACAAAGCGGATTGAGTAAATGCCAAAGTCTAATGAATTGCTTAGGTATCCCTAATATATTTGATATTGATACTATGGTTTCAGTTCAAGATAGACACCATTTATTGGGTAAAAAAATTACTATATTTGTTGAAGAAAAGTCGGGAAATAATGGAGGTAAGTATAATACTGTTAAAGGGTATGCTTCAGCTGTTATGGCAGTTTTGGTACCAGTTATGCAACAGCAGCAGGTTGCACCTCTTGCGCCATCGTATAGGGAATCAGAGGAAACAGTGCCAGATCATTTAATGAATGATCCATTTAATGATGTGATCCCATATTAAAAGAAGAGTCTTATGTCTTTTGGACCTACTATAAAACCATTGGTTACAGTTAGGTCCCCTGGGGAGATATTGTTTTATGAGTGGATGCAGCCAATGCAAATTACTCAATTAAAATTGAGCAAAGAAACTGGTATAGAGATATCTACGATACACGGTATTTTAAGAAACAAGAGAAATATAACGCCCCGAATAGCTTGGGCCTTTTCAAAGTTCTTTAATACTGATAAATTTTACTGGATCGGTTTGCAAAACAAATATGATTTTTGGAAAATAGAGAGGGGGAAATAACATGACCAACATAGAAGAACTAATCAAAAACAATCTTAGTGAAGATGGTGCCGGGTTGTATTTATCGGATAACGACATAGGTGATGAAGGTGCCATCGCCAACTCTGGGAATCTCAAGAACCTTACCGAGTTGTATTTATCGAGTAAAAACATAGGTGATGAAGGTGCCATTGCCATCGCCAACTCTGGGAATCTCAAGAACCTTACCGGGTTGTATTTATCGGATAACAACATAGGTGATGAAGGTGCCACGGCTATTGCTACCTCTGAGCATATGAAAAACCTTACTAGGTTGGATTTATGGAATAACAACATAGGTGATGAAGGTGCCATGGCTATTGCTACCTCTGAGCATATGAAAAACCTTACCAGGTTGTATTTATCGGATAACGACATAAGTGATGAAGGTGCCATTGCCATTGCTAACTCTGGGAATCTCAAGAACCTTACCGAGTTGGATTTATGGGATAACAATATAGGTGATGAAGGTGCTATTGCCATCGCCAACTCTGGAAATCTCAAGAACCTTACCAGATTGTATTTATCGGGTAACAACATAGGTGTTAAAGGTGCCATTGCCATCGCCAACTCTGGGAATCTCAAGAACCTTACCGAGTTGGATTTATCGGGTAACAACATAGGTGTTAAAGGTGCCATTGCCATTGCTAACTCCGGGAATCTCAAGAACCTTACCAGGTTATCTTTATCGGATAACGACATAGGTGATGAATGTGCCATTGCCATTGCTAACTCCGGGAATCTCAAAAACCTTACCGAGTTGTATTTATCGAGTAAAAACATAGGTGATGAAGTTAAAAAACTAGTCAGGGATAGATTCCCTTTTGTAATTTTATAAGGTAATTATGGAAAACAAGCAGAAAAGAGTAAAGGAAATAACATGACCAACATAGAAAAATTAATCAAAGATAATTTGAGCAAAGATGGTACCGAGTTATATTTATCAGATAACAACATAGGTGCTAAAGGTGCCATGGCCATCGCCAACTCCGGGAATCTCAAGAACCTTACCGTGTTGGATTTACGGGGTAACAACATAGGTGCTAAAGGTGCCATGGCCATCGCCAACTCTGGGAATCTCAAGAACCTTACCGTGTTGGATTTACGGGGTAACAACATAGGTGATGAAAGTGCCATGGCCATCGCCAACTCTGGGAATCTTAAAAACCTTACTAAGTTGGATTTATGGAATAACAACATAGGTGATGAAAGTATCATGGCCATTGCTACCTCTGGGAATCTCAAGAACCTTACCGTGTTGGATTTACGGGGTAACAACATAGGTACTAAAGGTGCCATTGCCATTGCTAACTCCGGGAATCTCAAGAACCTTACCAGGTTATCTTTATCGGATAACGACATAGGTGATGAAAGTATCATGGCCATCGCCAACTCCGGGAATCTCAAGAACCTTACCGAGTTATATTTATGGGGTAACAACATAGGTGCTAAAGGTGCCATGGCCATCGCCAACTCCGGGAATCTCAAGAACCTTACCAGGTTGGATTTAATGGGTGCCAACATAGGTGATGAAGGTGCCATGGCCATCGCCAACTCCGGGAATCTCAAGAACCTTACCGTGTTGGATTTAATGGGTGCCAACATAGGTGATGAAGGTGCCATGGCCATCGCCAACTCCGGGAATCTTAAAAACCTTACTAAGTTGGATTTATGGGATAATAACATAGGTGTTGTAGGTGCCATGGCTATTGCTACCTCTGAGCATATGAAAAACCTTACTAGGTTGGATTTATTGGGTAACAACATAGGTGATGAAGTTAAAAAACTAGTCAGGGATAGATTCCCTTTTGTAATTTTATAAGGTAATTATGGAAAACAAGCAGAAAAACTTACTAAAGGCTATTTCAGACTCACTAGAGAAACACAAGACCAAAGGACCATTGAGTATAATACCTGGTCCCATTCAATTGGATCAAAAGACATTTATAATTCAGCAGAAGCCTTTCTTTGAGCTAAACAGTGCTATATTTATAATTGGTGCGTCCTTTATAAGGGGTGCGCCTATATGTATATTTTTTAATCAGAACAATGTTGATGTGCTTAAGCCTATGCTTCATAACATGGTAAATCTAATCGAGAATGATATACCATTTGTCGTTATGGGGTATAATAGTCCAGGTTTTGCATTGGCGGGAATTGGGCCACACTCCAAACAATGGGGTTCTATTGATCCTAAATTGCTATTAGAACGCATTAGGCCACAGTACGAAGAGATATCGAAGAAGTACCCCAATAATGTACTAGAGATGTGGAATCTCTTTGTAAGGGGGCTAATACAAGGAAAGAAACCTATACCAGAAGACATGAAGCCAGATAAGGATCATGATATATTTATATTATAACAGGGAGAAAACAGAATGAATAATAATAAGCCACCAAAGAACAAAAGTGGAAAAGTTATAGAACTAAAGAATAACACTGGGAAGAAGTCTACATACAATCCATATGACTATGCGGGCGGTGACGATAGATTTTCATTAATCGTTGGTTTGCGCGGGATTGGATTGTTGTATTTAACTAGGCTATCAGATTCTAAAGATAAGCAAGAAGATCTACCGCCATTTTCTGGGCAAACTCTATTGCTTAATAAGGGATTGATTATGAAAGTAGAAAGGCAGGGAAGCTTACATGAAAGTATGAAAAACATACTGGTAAGGCCTGAATTAGTGTGCAGAACATATGTTATAGATTTTTTGACAGGACCAGAGGAACAAAGGTTAGATAGCTATGTACGAGCAGACTGGATAAATGCTGGGTATGAGCTAGACCAATTTAAGAAAAGAAAAGACATATGGGATTCAATGGGTGCTAAATACATAATGGATTATAATATCAAAGAAATAATTAAAACCATCAACAATGACAATGGACTATACACATGGTAAAGTTCTCACATTTTGTTACAGAGTGGTTCCGACTTTTTTTTAAAATTATAGAATCTATATTAAGAATGATACCAGCAGTATTAGGACATATTTTATTATTAATACCTGTTTTATTTATTGCTTTAGTTGATATTATCTATTGCTTACTATTAAAAGCAAAAAAAAAGTAGTATAATACTATCCTATAGGCATTATCCAAATAAAAAACAATTAGGGGGGATGATATGCTACTAGACATAGGTATTATATTGGGTTGCTGTACAATCCTATTCTTGATGTACAAGGTGGAAGATCTAGATCGTAAGTTCTTAGATATAAAGGGCCGTATGGAATTTATCTGGCGTAAATTTAAAAACCTTGATTCCAAGGATAATAAATAGTTTTTACAAACAATATATCTTGTAACACTTACAGACAGTAGGTTTGTAGTGAATATTATTTTTATTCTTATTGTTCATTATGTACTTGACGTCCTTTACGTTCTACTATATATTAAGCATATAAACCTATGAAATAAAAATTATTGATTAATATAACTAATGTGTTATAAAAGGATAATATAATTTGAACGATAAGACCTTAAATCTACAAGAAGCTGCCAATTTGCTTATGATGAAAAGACAGACTCTAAGCAAGAAGCTACTGGAAGGTACAATAGACTTACCATACATAAGGACCGTTCGCATATATTATATTAAAGAATCGGACGTAAGGGCCCTGCTAGAAAGCATGACTCATAGACCGAAGAAAGAAATTCCCTAGAAATAGGGTAAACAAATTAAAGGGCGCAAGGCCTTTTAATGGAATCCGAAAGGATTCATACTACGCATCTCCCAAGATGTGACCTCCCTGTTAGACTCGGGGCCTTTAACAAGGCCCTCTTTTTTTAGAGGTCATTTGTAATGATACTACTAATAAATTAATCCTTCAACTATTTTTTCAGTACGATTGAAATTTATAACTTTTTATTTAAAAGAAATATTTATAAAATAAATGCATTTTGTTGTTGCAAGTTGTTTCAGGTTGTGTCATAGTGTGTTTAAGTTAAACAAATAAAGGAGATACGAAGATGACTGTAATGGAAAAAATAAAGAAAGAAATGGTAGCCAAACAAATTAGGCGTAACAAAAGGACTAATGGGATTTACAAAATTGTTGATGGTATTTTATCGGAAAACCTTTTTAAAAATCAAACCCTTTTAATAGATCACCTTTTGGAAAAGGGTATATTTCATAAAGTTGATATAACAAACCTTTTTGACGAAAACGGACAAGAGAAAGAAATTTACCATTGGAGACTGGTTTATAGTGGGATGGCCGAAAAATGAGCCAATTATAAAAAGTAGGCTTGGCACTTGGTGGGGACAAACAAACGAAGAAACATCAGTAAAAAACCACCCTGTTATCGTAGCCATAGCCGAAGAAATATACGACAGAATGAACATAAAAGAGAAAAGGAGAATTAAAAATGACTAAATTTACAAGAGGGCCTTTAATTAACTTATCCTATGATATCAAAAAAGATTATGGGGATTTTTTAAGACATAAGGGGCTACAAGATCATACAACCAACAGAATGGATTTTGTTTTGGAGTACGCGGAGATGGAAAGGGAAAGGGCAAAATATTACTTTTCCCAAATAATAGTTGAGATACTAAACGAAATACAGCTGCCAACAAAAAATAAAGCAGGATAACCCAAACACAAAGGAAAAATAGAAATGATTGAACATCGTTTTATGCGTGAGCCAGAATGCCTAAAGCTTACAGGACTAAGTAGAACAACTAGATGGCGGCTTGAAAAGGTAGGTAAGTTCCCTAAACGTATCAAGATATCCCAGGCTAGCATAGGTTGGGTTGAGGAAGATATACATAAATGGATGGAAGATCGTATTAAATCGTCTTGACAAACATAAAAACAAAGATCTATTCTTTCCCTAATAATAAAGAAAATAACAGGGAAATAAGAATATGTCTGATGAAATCAAAAAGTCTATTGTTATAGGCGATTTAAAGCCCAAGGAATCAAAGTACAAGACATCCGGTAGCTTTACTAAGGGTGACCCTAGAATATGGCGTAAGGGACGCCCTGTAGGTTCATTAAGTGCATCTACAATTCTAATAAAAAAGGTATCTCAAGATCTATTACAAAGCGCATTAAATAACATAACTAATGATATTAAATCTGGGGATCAAAAGATGTCTCAATGGTTGATAGGGTTATTCGGCCCTGAGAGGGTACTTCAATGTATTAATTTGGATATTGGAGATATTAAGACATCCGATGATCTGCTGGAAGCCAATAATATTGTTAATTACGCTATGTTCGGTGGTGAAATATCGCCTGAGGATGCGAATTTGGCTGGTAAACGATTAGAAGATACTCGGAAGGTACACGAATCCTTACGTCTTGAGAAAGCACTAGAGAAACTAGAAAATATGCTGGGAGGCAAAACAAATGCTTAAATCTAATGATAAGTTTGAAAAATTAAAAACTATACCTAAAGAAAAAACAGAAGAAATCAATGCTATGCTTAAAGAAATTGCCGACGAACGTTTTGGGAAGATTCCTTTTCATAGTTCGGAAGGTAAGGATAAATTTGTATCTGATACGCTTAAATCTATTGAAGATGGAACCCTTCATCAACAAGTATTAATAGATATGTATTAATGGATTATGAATATGAAGAACGGGCGGCTATTAAAGAATTTGATGCTTTCATTCCTAGAAATAAAGCAGAAACAGAGGCCGCAATAGAAATTGCTAAAGAAAAATATTTAACAAAAAATACAATCAAACAACACAATATTGATTAATTAATGTGCAATATTACGGAGGTTATATAAGATGAATGAAAAAGACGCTGTATATAAAACAAAGCTAGCGGCTGAACTATTCCAGATTGGTAGGCAATATCAAACTGGATCCTATGGAAGATTATATGATGGAGAATACTATCAGTTATTCCTAGAGCCAGACATTTGGTTTGCCTTGCAATGCTTTCGTCATGCCATCTCATTAGATCCAAATCAAGAATATATCGATAGATACATTCCACTATATATTCTTTATAATTATGCGCACATATTTAATGGGCCATTACTTAAGCCTGAATACCAAAATATGTTTAACGATTTGTGCAAGTCCGAGCTGGCTAAATTCAAAGGTTGTTCCTCTGAGATTGTTTTAATAATTCTTGAAGAAAGGATAATTGATTTAGATAACAATTTCAGGATGCTTGCCCAGCTAACCCAAGCAAGGCAAAACAAAACAGACGAAGCCATCTAGTTATTGCAGCAAAGATTGATGAACTAGAAAAAAAACTACCCAAGAAAGAAGTTATACTAACCATCGAATAAAAGCAGGATAGAAAGGAAAAATAAAAATGTTTATACCAGTTTTAATTATAGGTTCCATATTCATTGTTCTATGCAAGCCCTTCACTCATAAGAATTTTGAGGAAGATGCTATTGAAATCGTAGAGGACGTTGTGGAAGAAGAACTAATATAAAGATTAATGAAGTATCAAGCTGCTTTTAGGTTTAATCACTTCTGAAATGTGATATGTCACTTTATCTTCTTTATTAATTTCTAAATATCCAATTGGAACAATAGGGGCTTGGGTTTCAGGAAATATTAAAGCATATGTGATAGTTATACAGCTATCTTCATGTATAACCTTTTGTACAACAACACCACCCTTTGATTCAAATTCTTTTTTTAGGGATGAAGCAAAATCCAATAGTTCTTTACGAGTTGTGGAAATAAATTCTAAATCTTTTTTATTAATATCTATCGTGGTACCTGCTTGCTTTTCTTATATAAATAATAAGGCCATGCAACTAAAATAAGGAGATCTTAAAAAAGCTACATAGCCCTATTATTTATATCAAATTTTTTTTATGTTGTCAATTCAATGTATACGAATTATTGTTGTCTTTTCTTTTTAGTAAATAATAATAACTTTGAGATATTCCAACCTCTTTTGTTGCATCAGCAATAGATTTACCACTCTTTATGAGCGATGCAACTTGTGTATATTTATTATTCCCCTTATGTATGTATGATGGATGTATTTTAATATCCAATGGCCCCTTAGATTTAATACGCTTCTTGGATATTTCCTTTAGTTTAGCTTTTCGTTTTGGTTTTGTAGGAATGAAAAATGTTACATCTTTTAATTTTGAACCTGATGGAATAGCTATAAATTCCCCTGAACCGATTGTCATTTCAGAAGTGGATTCAGCAGATGGGAATATTATTGGATCTTCCTTCTTAAAATAAGAGGGGAAAATATTTTTTAATATACATTTAAACATGTTTGGTTCCTTTCAGAGAAATTTATACACTACATTTATGAGAGAAGTAAATAGGATACTAGACCACTGTACGATTGGGTAATAATGGGTCGTGCAAATCATTGTTTGATGCAAGGCTTTTATAGCCATATGTAAAGCTTTTAAGTAATGTTTTATTTAATAGCTCAACCTCTTTTGTTGTAAGAATGCTATTATTTTTTAAGGCCTTTATAAGATTCTGTCTGTTTTTTTTCATTGGCTTTTTCTTCCATGGCTTCCATTTTGGCCATTACCTGTAAATACAATTCATCAGGATTGTCAAACTCATACCCAACAGGAAGTAATAGTTGTAACATACAAGACAACATAAGGGTAGGATAAACTTTAGTAGCAGAGTTGCTACAGCCAGTCCTATGATATCCTATAGAATATTCTAAATGCCATTTCATGTTATCAATTAAATCAAGAGGCGGCATATGGTTTTTACCACAATGTTCACATTTGCTGCTCATAGTTAATTTTATGTCTTTGTACATCTTATTTTAATATTCCTTCATTTCTTGCAATAAGGTCTCTTCTTTCTTGTAGTCGTTCATGATACTCGTGGACTCTTGGATCTTTATTGCTCCCCTTTAACGATAGATATGCTTTGCATATATTATCGGAATCAATAGGAAATTTTGCTAGAGCTATGTATTTTATCCTATCATAAATAACATCACAAAATACTTCTTTAGTATTTATATCAGTATAAATATTTATACTATATGGGATAGGGTTAAATCCATCGAAATTAGCGTCAAATATAAATTCTTTATAGGGTGTGTTGGTTTTTTTCATTTCTTTAATATTTATTTTTACATTTATGCTTTCCCCTGAATAATTCGGAGGTATTGGAAATCTAGTAGTAGCCCTAACTTTTATATTATCAACCATATATTCTGTACATAATGTTGATGGAAAGCCTGGTTCCATCCATGGCTTTATGTCCGCGCTCATTATTCTTTCCCCCTAGAATTTCATCCACTTAATAATAAATATTAATCATAATGCGACCACATTCGCAATATCCTAATAGTTTTTTCTTTTTCAAAAACTTCATACACAAGTCTATGTTTTATGTTTAGCCTTCTTGAATAACAGCCACGCAGATTACCATTAAGCTTTTCATATGGTGGTGGCATTACATAAGGATTAGATCCCATAATATGTAATATCTTTTGGATCTTATCTTTTAGGCCTACCCTACACGCATATATATAGTCTTGTTCTGCCTGTTTGCTCATTAATAATGTGTACATCAGTCAAATACAAATGGCTTACAGTTTTCTAATGGTTCTTTCATGCCTTCTTGGATAGACTCAACCATTCCGGGAATAGATTGTAGGTACATTGTTTCCTGCATACTTCTATAATCCGCGCCTGACATTAATACGGCATCCTTGTTCTTACTTTTTATAAAGATAGGTGCATTAGTTTCGATCACCTCATTTATAATATTGTAAATATCATTTCGCAGACCACTAGGGGTTATGATTGTCATTTTAAACTATCCTTTTGTAAATCCCCCAGGATATACGCTCAATTTGTTTTCTATATATCATTTGGAGTAGTTCCGCCCCTATTTCACGTTCTTTTTTGTCCGGAAGCGAAAGACGAATAAAGTCTTTAATTTCTGAAACTCTCCTTGGACCACGTTCTAATGATTTCAATATTATATCTTGCAATCTTATTTTTTTCATCTTATTTATTTCCTTATCCAATTGTAAATAATTTTTAAAATACTGGGTTTTGATTTTTTCTTAGAAAGCATATCAAATGCCTTAAGTTTCATTTTTTATATCCATTACAATTGTAAATTTAATACACGTACGATAATACGTACTACTTTTAATGTCAACTCATAAGAATGAAAAATACTATCTTTTATACAAAACATATCATTTCCAACGTTAATGCGGGTTACATGATATTAGGTATTGACATCCTCTCGATAAATGATATGTTATGTTTGAAATTAAACATTTCCTAGTATTTTATGGGGGGTATTATGGATAAGACACAAAGAGAAAAAAAATGGGAATTTATGGAAATGGAAACCATGGAATTAAAATCAATGGAAATGGAAACCATAGAATTAAAATCAATGGATGAACCATTCAAAAATAATCCAAAAAATATGTGGGGCATTAAATCATATTGGGAAGCAAAAATTATTAATATTGATTGGTTTGATACTAAAGAAGAGGCGCAAGAATTTTATGGGAGGCATAAAAGATGAATAATATAGAAGAAGATGAATTGTTAGGAATGAATAGCCATTGGCAGCATGTATTGAAATATATTTTTTCAATGCACTATACCCTTGAGATAGAAAACTTTCATAGTCGGCTTCTTATAAAGCAAATTAAAATTGATGATATGATTATGGATAAATTCCCACCTGAGAAGAGGCATGAGTGTAATTTAGAAAATATGCAATTGCTAGATTGTTACACGAATGAAAGTTTTTTAAATAGCAACGCACTTAGAATATATAGAAAATTTCTTGATATAAGCAGAAATAATGATTCAAAATTGGGGGAGGACAAGGAATGAATGACAAAAGTACATGGATTATTTTAGATAAAAAAGCTTTAAAGAACGAAATATATTTTAAAAGACAACCAACGCCAGAGTTAGAGTTTGCTAAAAGCATCCTGCGTTTATCAGACGAAGAAATGAAACACTATGTCGAAGGATCACTGAAAGAAGAACCCACAGAAGACGGGGGCTCAAAATATACTGGTACGCTTAGGTTTTCAAGTGAAAAACCAATAGAGGAACATAAGGAATGAACAATAAATGCATACACGAGCTTGTAGGCTTTTTAAAAAAAAGAAATGCAATGTATTCCCCATTACAAGCAGAACCTAAAGAAACACAACCATTTAATCCATGGGATATGGGACGATTCCATGTATATGAAGAAATCCTTCAATACCTACTTGAGGAGGATATTAAAAGGAATGGCGGAAGGCTGTTTTGCCATAAGCATGGCATTGATTATGAGATGTTGCCTATTACAGGAACAGATTATAAAAAATTTGCTTGCCCTTTATGTTACGGAGAAAGCAAAATGCAGGAAACAAAGAATGAGTGACGAAAGAAAATTAAGAGATAGGATTTTGAGTTTTATATACGATAATTATGATCGAAAGAAAATCATTGAGGAACGCGGAGGCCCCGAAAAAGATCCTCCCAGCAAAAGAATTATTTATACATTTGTATATACAAGTGTAGAAACTTCCAGAATATGTAAGCACTTTAATATTAATAGGGCTAAATTAATTGAAGAACTATTCTTTGATATAGAAGCTGGTTCCATATCTATTGCCAGAAAATGGACTAAGGCATATAAATGCACTGCCCCATTGTGCCTACCCTATATATAAGGGGAATAAGGAAAAAGAATGACTTTTGAAATGACCGTTGGAATCATTATTGGGGTTTTTATTGGAGTTCTCATTTGTTGTGTGGAACAGGTTCTAAAGTACAAAAACGATTACGATAAATTAAAAAAATTTAATTCCATAAAAGATTTAAAAGAAAAGGACAACGAATGAACAATGAAATAATATTATCATTACTAAACAAAGAGATAAAAGATGGTGACTCTATCACAATCACTAAAACTAACAAAACCCTAGATATTTCTATTTATAAGGAAAAAGAATGCACAAGTGTCCAAATTGCTGCCCAGGCGAAAGGGAAACCTTGGAACAGTTAGCTCTACCTAGGCAAAACCATTACGAATTTTTAGATGGTATGCACATAGAAATTATATGGAAAGATCCAATACCCAAGGAAGACGTGCTTAATATTTGCAAAATTGCACCAAAAAACGCCCATTGGATGTTTGAATTTAATCTGAGGGATAAAGAATTTACCTATAATACGAAAGTTGATGGATTTAATCCAATTCCCTACACAGTATCTCTTTTTTTTGACATTATATCCGGAGTATGGAATGTGGGTGTGCGATGTGATTGGGTTGAATATGCAAAGAACGAACATGGCTAAACTAGGTAAACAAGCTAAAATACTCTCTGATAGGGAGCATAAGCAACTTATAGATTATTGCAATTTTACAAGATATTCATTGCGTAATAAGGTTATGGTTCTTTTGTCCTTTAAAGCTGGATTGCGTGCAAAAGAGATCTCACAGGTGCGCTGGAGAATGATATTGGATCCATCCCATGAGGTAGGTGATAGCATTAATTTAGAACATATAGCTTCTAAAGGTGATAACTCTGGCCGTATAATCCCACTTAATTATGAGTTAAAGCAAGCTTTGATTGAATTAAAGGAAAAAACCAAACCAGATCCAGAGGATTACGTATTATATAGTCAAAAGGGTAAATGTTTAAAAAATCAAGCTGTAATAGATTGGTTTGGTAAGGTGTATAAAGATTTAAGGCTTCAAGGATGTTCCAGTCATTCAGGAAGACGGACTTTTGGTACAAAGTTAGCTAACATAATAAATATTAGGGAGTTGCAAGCACTAATGGGGCATAGTAGTATGAATAATACCTCTAGGTATATTGAAGTTAATTCAGAAGCTCAAAAAGTAGCTATTAATAAGATTTAAGGGAAAATTTTACATGAGTTCATTTCTTTTTTTAGAAGTTACAATTTATTGCGTGTTTTTATATTTACAAAAATTCTTAGTGCAACTGATATAATTTTTTGGTATGCTCTTTAAAATATATTAAAAAATTAAAACAGGAGGGAATATAATGAAACTATTCAATAAGAAAGTCTTTATCATTTATGGTGTTTGCCATGATTAATGATTTCGAGGCATTATTTCAATTGCCGGCCTATCAATGCGTTATATTATTTGTAATATCTCTAGGATGCCTATTAGGCTCTATAGAATTTAAACAAATTAATAATAGTCCTACTGCCCATGGAATACAGAGATTAATTGAATTTATAGGAACAGTATCTTTTATACTTTTTTTGGTTAAGGTGTATGAATGTTTAAAAAATTAGGATTTAAAAAGTGGGTTAAAAATAACTTTTATTGGAGGCCACTTTATTATTATAAAACAATCAATTATTGCATAATATGCATAAAACTAGCATATATTAAAAGGAAAATAGAACAAGGGGGGGTAAATGAACAAAAAACAAAATAAAAAACGTTCTACATTAAAGGGAACTACTATAAAGTATTTCCGTGGAAAACTAACATCTACTTATTTGGATCAATTAAAAAGATTTGAAGAGTTGAGATTATCTATGGAAGGTAAAAGAAATGTTTAATATAATAGAGTTTAGAAATTTAATTTTAAAAGGAGAAGCTAAATGCAGAAGTTTGTAGAGATTGAGTATTATAGTGACGTAAATATTTTATATAGAAGCAGTTTTAATACTGACCTTGTTCCTTTCATAGATTCTCCTAGGCTCGACGGAAGTGGGATGTTTTTAGTGATAGTTTTGTATAATCAAATGTTTTCTAATTTGTATTTCAAAACCCAAGAAGAAGCGGAATCAGCTTATGACTTGTTGAGAGAGAAAATTGCACCCAATCCCACAATTTAAATTTGAGCTAGAACAGTTTGCATAAGGAAAAGCTAAATGGGGATGTTTGATAGAATACAAATACAAGGCAAAATACTACCTGATTTAGATGGTAGAATTCTTACCCCAGATCCAAACGAACTTATTTATCAAACCAAAGACATTAATCTTGATGTTCGCGGAAAACTAGATTTATACACATTGGATTTAACCAATATTGGAGATCTTGCATTAAAGGGACCAGATGGAAGCATTGCAACCCATGTAATATGCCGCATATGATCTATTGCGGGGGAAAAAGGCCTATGAAAATACAGTTACTCTCAACAACGACATTAGTATGTGCAATCAATGCCAAGAACTAATTAAAAATGTACCTTATTGTGTTAGCTGTTTTTTAAAACGTTATTCTCCATCCAAACCCCTTCAAGACAAGCTAGATCGGATTAGGAATGTTGTTAAGATGCTGGGTAAACATTGAAGAAATGAATGATTTTATATTCCATCACGATAACGGAAAAATTAGGAAAATTAAAAAAGAAGCTTTTAATTTTGATATAGGGATTATAAATGAAAAACTACAAGAATTAGCCTATTATATGGAAAAATATAATCTGACGGAATTAGAATTTTATTGTGGATTTCCAGCCATAATTAGGGTTATAGATGGAAAATATATAGCTTTTTCTTTAGATCCAATGCATTCTGAAGAACGTGAAAGTACGAACAATTTTTTAGACAAATATGAAATTAAAGATAATTAATGCCTCTTAGCTCAGTGGTAGAGCTAGCGACTGTTAATCGCTCGGTCAAAGGTTCGAATCCTTTAGAGGCAGCCAAACAAAGGAAATTAAATGATAGATGTAACAAAATCGTTAGTTATTCGGAAATTCCGAACAACTGCCTAGGAATCCTAGGTAGTTCAATATAAATACCCTTTCATCTTAAATAAAAATCTTATATAATAAAGTGGTAACTATTACATGGCTGAGTGGCTTAAAGCAACAGACGTCGGTCACAATTCGTTAGCATATGACGATATGCCTGTATTAGATCGGGGAACCTATAGGTCCCATCCAATCGAGAGTTCGAATCTCTCTGTAGTAGTTATTTAATCTTTCTTATTTCAAAAAAATCATATAACGTATTTCCTAATAGGGAAAATTATAATGGGAAGTGCTTTAATGAAGCGCGCCCTACAAGCCATAGAAAATACAGAAAAGTTAGGCTTAGGGTACGTAGAAGACGAATCAATCAAAGAAGAACGAGAGATATGTGAATCATCATTTTATGAGTTCACCAAGCGTGCCTGGAAGTTTGCAGGGTCTGGTGCAGATTTTATTGATACATGGCATATAGAGGACTTGTGTGACCATTTAGAGGCAACATATTATGGAAAGATTACTTATTTTATCATCAATGTTCCCATTCGTTGTGGAAAGAGTACACTTCTCAACGTCATTTTCCCTGCATGGGTTTGGGCAAAGGATCCATCCTTAAAGTTTATATATGCAAGTCACTCGGAACGATTATCCCATCGTGATAGTGATTATTGTCGCGCTCTTATAAAATCAGAATGGTATCAAAAGTTATGGGGTAAAAAATATAAATTAACAAATGATACCACCACTAAGTTTAATAACAATTGCACAGGATATAGAATAGCATTATCTATTGGTTCTAAGGCCACAGGTGAAGGGGCACACTGGGTTATATGGGACGATCCTAACAATAGAGACGATGTTGACTCACCTACTATCCGTGAAGGAACCAATGAGACCTGGGATCTTACTATGTCAACGCGGTGGATGGATCCCAAACGTTTCTGCCGTATAGTGTCGCAGCAAAGATTACACAAATTTGATGTCAGTGGCCATATTCTTGATAGTGAAAACCCAGATGTAGTACATTTCTGCCTTCCTTATGAATTTGAAGTGGAACGAAAATGTAAGACGATTGCTCTTCCTAGTACAAATGGGAAGGTATGGACAGACCCTAGAAAGAAAGAAGGGGAATTGTTATGGCCAGCACATATTACTGCTGAAAAGATAAAAGAATTAAAGATTACCCTTGGATCTTATCAATATGCTAATCAGCTGCAACAACGTGGTGCGCCAGCAGAAGGTGGTATATTCAAGAAGGATTGGTTTGAATGGTGGTGTGAGCGGGAACCACCTGAATGTGATTTTGTTTTACAGTCATGGGATACGGCGCTGAGCACTTCAGCGACTGCCTGTATGAGTTGTTGCACTACATGGGGTGTTTTTACAGAACCTGGAACTAAAACACCTAATATTATATTATTAGATCTATGGCAGGGCAGGGTAGAAATGCCAGAGCTATTAGAAATGTCCCAGAGATTATATAATAATTTTCATGATACAATATTAGGTGATCCCAGAGGTCCTGGACCATCTCCAGACATGGTATTGGTAGAAGCGCAAGCAAATGGCTTATCATTGATTCAGTGTTTAAAGAGAGTGGGAATTCCTGTTACACCATTTTATCCACTGAAGCATAAGGTATTTGGATCAACTACAAATAACAAGAAACAAAGAGCTAGGTTAGTTTCTATTTATGCAGAGGCAGGTAGAATATGGCTGCCTGCACGAGGACCTAACTTTAATAATTTATTAGGATATGCGGATAAGTTTTTAAATGCTTGTATTGATTTTCCTTCGGATGAGTCAAACGATTTGGTGGATTCCATGTCACAAGCCTTGATCTATTTGGTTAACTACCATTTTGTAGCACATCCATCAGATCAGAAATTTTTACCAGAAATAGATTTAAACAAGGACAAGCCCCTATATTAAAAAATGAAACTCTATACACAGGGTTATCCACCAAAAATGTGGACAATATTATTTATTTTAAAAAATATTTTATGAAATTTGTCTAATGTGATGTGGTAACGGATACATTAAAATAGGATACATAAATTTATACCCTATTTTAATGCATACAAGATTTTATGTTAAAAACTTAACAACCTAATATTAATCTTACCAACATCTTGTTGGCATGTAGTATTTAGCATTTTTTATACCTAAAAACAATAGGGTGTAGATCTTTTTTCTAAAATATCTTATAATGTAAAAAATAAAAAATTATTAACAGGGTAGATAAAATTAATGCTGAAACAGATCAGTGATTCTGCTTTTCAGGTATTTCCTGACTTGCCTTCAAAAAATAAAGTCGATGGTGCCTCTATTACTGATTTAGGTGATGATGGCGCAGTTGTAGAATATGGCCCTAAATATGAATCTATTGAGGGACCACATTATCAAAACTTAGCAGAGATATTACATAGATCTAATTCTAATGTATTAGATGGTGTTGGTGCTAATATCGTGGATGCTATTGAGGATGATTTATCCTCTAGGGCAGAATGGGAAACTGCACTCGTTGAGGGTGTGGAGCAAATGGGCCTATCTACTGATGATAGAGAATGGCCATTTAAGAATGCTTCAGGTGTGTATTCTGGTGCCTTTATGCAATCTATCCTAGCTTCTGTATCAAATATTACAGCAGAATTATTGCCTCCTAATGGACCTGTAAGGGTTCATGTTGTTGGAGAGGATTCAGATGAAGCAGTCGATCAGGCAAATCGTGTAGAGAAATGGATGAATCTTTATCTCACACAAATGTCACGAGACTTTTATCCAGATCTTGAACAGGCTTTTGTATGGTGTACCCTATATGGATCCGTATTTACGAAGACATACCAAGATCCAGTTTTAAATAGGCCTATTTGCCAATATATTAAGCCACAGCACTTCGTTGTTAACAATAGCGCATCTTCCCTAGAAAATTGTACCCGTATCACTCAGATCCTTCATTTGACGAAAAAAGAACTACGTCTTCGTCAATACCAAGGGATGTATATAGATCTTGAAGTATTTCCAACAGATGATGCATCAGAACAATCCCAAGTAGATATGGAAATTAACAGAATTCAGGGGATTACACCTGGGGATGATGATTACAACCAAGTCTATACCCTTTATGAGTGCCATATTGATCTTGATTTAGAAGGATATGAGCATAAAGACAAGGGCGGTAAGAAAACTGGCATTCCTATGCCATATGTTGTCACGATTGATATCGAGAGTAAGAAGATTCTGTCTATCTATAAGAATTGGGTAGAAGGGGATGATAAATTTCGTCGTGTTGAATACTTTACGCATTTCCCATTCTTTCCAGGGTTAGGATTCTATGCATATGGACTATCCCATATAGCTGGTGGGTCTGCTAAGGCCGCTACTAGTCTTCTACGTCAATTAATAGATGCGGGTGTTCTTGCTAACTTCCCAGGTGGATTTAGAGCTAAGGGAATGAACTTAGAGAATAGCACTGTACGTCTTGGACCTGGTGAGTTTGCAGAAATTGATACTAATATGGGACCAATTCAACAAGCTATTATGGCCCTTCCTTACAAAGAGCCTTCAGCTACTTTATTGGAGCTTAAAAACTCCCTAGAAGATAATATTAATAAACTTGTATCCGCAGCAGAATCCACATTTGCAGATTTCAATCCTAATGCTCCAGTTGGCACTACGCTAGCATTAATGGAAAATGCGAATAAGATGCAGAATAGCATACTACGTCGTCTCCACCGGTCCATGGGTGAGGTATTCCGTATATTCTATCGTTTATTCAGTGAATATCTACCAGATAAACCATATCCATTTAGTGTTCCTGGTGGAAAACACATGGTTATGCGGGCAGATTTTAATAATAAACTGCATATCATACCTGTATCAGATCCTAACGTTACATCATCTGCTCAACGCATGATTCAAAATGAAGGCGTTATGGCTATCGCTGATAAATACCCAGATCTTTTTAATAAGAGAAAGGTAGTCAGGAACGTATTGGTAAGCATGAAGGTATCAAATATTGATGAGATCATGCCTCCCGAAGAAGATAATGGTCCTAAACCTTTGGATCCCATTTCTGAAAATATGAATGCTATGAATAAAAAACCTATTGTAGCCAATATACAGCAAGATCACCAGGCACACATTATGGTTCATAGCCTTTTATTACAGAATGCTAATCAAGATCCAGAGATAGCACAGACCATTAAAGCGCATATTCAAGAACATATGGCAATGGCTTATCAGTTGCAAATGCAAGAGAAGATGGGCAAACAGCTTCCAGAAGACCCATCACAACTTGATGTTAAACATCAGAATAAGATTGCAGCCGCAGCCGCACAAGCCACACAACAAATAATGCAAGAAACTCAGCAACAGCAGCAACAGCAACCAAATCCTGAAGTTATGACCGCTCAAGCATTGTTAGAAGAGGTTCGTGTGCGCGAGAAGCAAGTGGATATGGAAGGTCAAATCAATCAGATGAAGCTTCAGTTAGAAAATTCTAAACTTGATCTTCAAAGAATGCAAGCAGAGCAACAGGCACAATCTGACA